GCGTGAAAGAAACAAAGAAAAAGGCGATTGAAGAAAATATTAAGAATGCTGAAAAGACCGGTGCTACACTCACGCAAAATATTGACGCTGATGGCAATTTAATCGGCGTGGGCAACATGAATACTCAAGAAAAGACAATGAAGGACCAAGAAAGTATTTCTGCTGCAGATATTCGTGCTGAATTGTTTGAGGGTGAAAATATTATCATTGGTAAAACCGACAATGGTCAAAGTGAGCTTTTAAGTGGTCCATTTTCTATTAAGGCAAAGGAAGAGTAAAGCCAAGTAAAATATAACCAACAAATATAAACCGCAAATATAAACCGCAAATATAAAATATAATTATCTATATATTTTATATTAATGAAGAAGGGAAGGAAAACAATTAGAAGAAAAATTATTAAAGGCAAAAAAAGATATACTAGGCGTTCAAGAAAGATTGGCGGCCAAGAAGTTGTCCAACAAAATGTTCAGAATATAGAACAACAAATTGCATTTGTCAAAGAAAATGCCGAAGAGTTCTCAAAAATACAAATTAATCCTGCAGAATTTATTCAAATGATGCAAACTGTTTTAGAATATACCAAAAGTCATAATGGTGAATTACCGCCAGATGTAAAACAAACCGGAATAGGATCGGTTGCTTTGCTCCGACAACAAATCAACAAAATTGAAGACAAAATTGAAGAAATTATTCAAAAGGGTGGGTTTGCATTTTAATTGTTGGAATAAAATTAAAACTAATAGAGTTAAAAATCTTGTTTTTAATTTAATAAATCAAGATTTTCAAAAGCATGAATTTACCATTTGGTCTTTTTAACACTGATTTTGGGTCCTTGACCCCGCTTTTTTACATTATTTGGGTCATATTTCTCGTCTTCTTCGTCCGAGTGTATATCTTTACTTAGGTCCCAGAACTCTTTTGATCCCAATTTGAAGTCATTATGTGAATCTGCCTTATACCAAAACACTTGATCGTGCAGTCTGTTAGATTTTGCGTTGTTATTTATCACAAGGCATTCAAAGTTCTCAGTGCATTGATCCATGACCTGACAAAAGGACTCAAATGTTGGAAACATTCCCGCATAGTTTTCGTAAATGCGCTTCCTATTTGCAATGTATGGTTCTCTCAAAATAAAAACATAATCTATGTTGGTTCTCAGTGTGGGGGGAATGCCTAGCGGATATTGCATTGTGATGATAAGCATGATCTTCCAATGTCTCCCGTTCATAAAGAGGAGACGCATCATTTTATCGCGAGTCCATGCACCATCATAAAGACAATCATCAAGAATAACAAATGCTCGCGGATCAATTGTGCTTCGTTTAAATGTCTCCATTTCCTTTTTAATTTGCTTCAAAACAGATTTTTGTCGCTTTAGAATATTTTCAATGATTGCAGTGTTGTATTCATTGTGAATAAATAATTTTGGAACCATCTTGCCATAGAACCCGTTACCTTCTTCAGTTCCTGCTACAACGACGCCTATAGGGATATCTTGATGATAAAAAAGTAAGTCTCTTACAAGAAATGACTTACCTGTATCTCTTCGACCAATTAGCACTACAACAGGACCCTTTGATTCATTTGGTTTAAAACTAATTGTTTTCATGTCAAATTTCTTTAGTTCCAGAGTCATATTATTCTTTGTTTAGAAAATTCATTTAAATCGGAATACGCATAGTAACATTGAAATGATAAATTTTAATTTTGAATTCTTAATTCATTTAGACAAAACTTCTAAAGTAAATTAGCAAATAAGTTAAAAATTAATATTATTAATATTTTATTTAGCTAATGGATAACGACACTCTTAAAATTAATTATGAGAAGAGAAAAAACGGCGATTTGTTCAAATTGCTCCAAAAGGAAAACTTGACTTTTCTCTCAGACATTCAAAACTATGCACCCATTTACAATAGGTTTTTCTTGTTAAATGATACAAATTACAACGCTGTAAATCTTAATCATAGTTGGTTTTTAACGGATATTAAAAACTGTGCAACTGATAATAAAAATTTATATAATTGTGTCATTCAAAACTTACACACATCAAAAACAAAAAAGAAACAATTATTTTTCAAGATGGCACCATTATTGGATCCATTCAAATATTTAATTGGAAAATATAATATAAATGATCCAACATTATTTAATTTGCCAAAATTAACAACTACAACTGAAATTGGAAATGTGCATCCAAAATTGTTAGATTACAACAATTCTGCTTATGTTGATGGGTTTTTTTCATTTCTCTCAAGTTTATTAATTCATAAATATAATTTCATCAACGGCGTTGATTATTATGGGTCTTTTCTTGGAATAAAAAAACATTTTAAAATAAATGTCATTGATGACTTGGATTATCTTTGCAAATCAGAATTTTTTAATAAAAATAAAAATATTAGTTTTCAAGTAGATGATTATAGCTTTTTATATGACAATGAAGACGAAAAAAAATTAGCACCTATTAAAATAGACCATAATATTAGCAATAAATCCTCCCTATCTATCAAATCAATTGATAATAATTTATTTGGCGATATTTTTATAAATGACGGAGAGAATACAACCGAAAATGAACTATTTACATTGGATGATCTTAAAGAAAACTCAATTGAATTAGTTGATTTAATTAATTCAGACAAATTCAATACCAATGAAATAAAAGCAACTACTACAATTAAATCTAATTCAACATGCTCATCAAGAACATCTCATACATCTGATAATGACAGCGCGGCCGATTCATGCAATAATTGTGACGAATCGGGAGATGGAAAAAATAGCAAAAATGATGAAAGCAGTGAAGAAGACAGTGGCGAAGCTAGTGATTATGATGAAGATAGTGAGGAATGCGAAGAAGAACACATTGATGCAACAATACCAAATTTTCCAGTCCAAGTTATTTGCATGGAAAACTGTGAAACTACATTTGACGACCTCATTGTCAATAATGATTTAACTCAAGAGGAATGGTTTTCTGCATTAATGCAAATAATTATGATTTTAACCACATATCAAAAAGCATTTTCATTTACACACAACGATTTACACACAAATAATATCATGTATAACACAACCGACGTTAAATATATTTATTATTGTTATAAAAAAAATNATTATAAAGTCCCTACTTTTGGACGCATATTTAAAATCATTGATTTTGGAAGAGCTATATACAAATTTGACGGGAAAATATTTTGCAGCGATAGTTTTCAACCAGGCGCTGATGCAGCAACACAATATAATACAGAACCATATTTTAATGACAAGAAACCTCGGTTAGAACCAAATTATAGTTTTGATTTGTGTCGTTTAGCGTGTTCTATTTTTGATTATGTTATTGATGATTTGGATGAAATAGAGGATTTTGAAAAATGCGACCCCATTGTTAAAATAATTTATGATTGGTGCTTGGATGACAGTGGTATTAATATACTATACAAGAACAACGGTGTTGAGAGATATCCTGATTTTAAATTATATAAAATGATTGCAAGATGTGTTCATAATCACACACCGCAAGCCCAACTTGAACGAACTGAATTTAAGAACTATATTGTATCTAAGAATAAGGTCCCATCTGACCAAATAATTATTAACATTGACTCTATTCCATCACTTTCTTCTGAAAATGTGTAAAATAAAAAGTTATTTTATATTTGTTAAATAAAATGACTTCTGATGATTTTGGATTTATTATTACAAGACACGTAAATTCTGAAATAACCAATAAATATTGGAATGAATGTGTCCAATGCATTAGAATATGCTATCCTTTAAAAAAAATTATTGTTATAGATGATAATAGCAAAAAAGAATTTTTGAATGCAGACCGTGAATATGAAAACGTAGAATATGTAATTTCAGAATTCCCTGGACGAGGAGAATTACTTCCGTATTATTATTTGTATAAGAATCATTATTTTGACAATGCTATTATAATACACGATAGCGTTTTTATTCAAAAACGAATAAATTTTGAATATCTAATACAAAAACGAGTGCAAGTGCTACCATTATGGCATTTCACTTGCGAAAAAAAAGAAAATTTTCATATAACAAAAGGATTAGTGGCACAACTTTCAAATAATTTTAATATTATGAATACTTTAATTCACGATAAACAATATGAAAATTTGGGGAAACTTAATAATGAAGTATGGAATGGCTGTTTTGGCGTTCAAAGTTTTATAAATCGCAATTTTTTAATCGGATTGCGGAATAAGTATAACTTATTTAACCTTTTAAATTATGTCACAAAACGGTCAGATAGATGCTGTTTAGAGAGAATTATGGGAACAATTTTTTTTATTGAATATTTAAAATCCATAAATCAACATTCATTGTTGGGAAATATTAGAAATTATTGTCAGTGGGGATACACATATAATGAACATTGTGAAAATGTTCGCAACAAAAAAATAAATACATTACCTGCAATAAAAGTGTGGAGCGGGCGTTAATAACAAATATAATATATAATATAACATTCTGAAATTTACAAATCAACAGAGCACAATGCATCCATATGTCGCATAGTATAAATGGGCTCCTCTTGATAAAGTTCGCATGTTTCGCGGAATTTAAAGCTATCAAAATGAACTGCGTCAAAATTTTCATATTGATAACCAAATACGGAACCCTCATCTGCTTTTATGTGTTTTCCATTTTTTGTAGTGCTCAAAATTTGTAAATCTGCGGCCCTAATTCCAACGCCCTTGCATTTAACGTGAATCAATCTATCAGATTTTGGCAGATACATATAATATTCTGCGCCTGTTTTTAGAAATTTGTCGACATTACGGTCTTTATTTATTTTTATTAGACCATTGCAATTGGTTACAAACAATGTTTCCTTTTTTGAGTCTTTTGCCTCCATTGTATTTGATGATATGTTAATATATCCGTTTATTTTATAGTTCAATTTTTTTATGTAACGCCTTTTTTTTGGCGACTGTAAAAAAAATTGAAATGCTTTTTCAAATTTTTGGTCAAGTCAAAAACCCACATCAATTTTAACCATGAGTTCTCTTCCCCTTCTCCCCATGAATATTGTGAATCGGATCCTTCGGGACGCTGCGGTATTACATGGGGAGAAAAGTGTGCCCAAGTTTATTTTCAGCAAGGCCAAACAGCAATATATTTACAGAGCCAGATTTCGCAAAAGATATTTGAAAAAATTTGCAGCAGTTGGGAACTGCATGCGGTTCAAAATGCAGAACCCACCGCAATTCACATTGATTCTGCCGACAACGGTTTTTACGCCGAGCCGAGAGGTCATGAGCTTCCGCGACCGCGTTCAGACACCGGAAGAGAGAGAAGCAACCGTGTCGCGCATGAGGCCCGCAGTGATTTACAAATTTCCTCAAAAAACACACACTTATTCGTGTGGCAGTGATATGGAATACCGGTATTCTTACTGCTCGTTTGAAAATGGGCATGTATTTATTGAAAAAAATACTCTCCTTGACGATGATGACTATTATCTGTTATTCTATCGCGGATACATTTGTCTAGATGGTAGAACCTTTCCCATATTTAAAACGCCAAACTCGTTGCACAGTTACCAAGAAACACCAGACCAAAACCCGCACGGAATTGACAATTGCACCGAAATAAAGTATCTAGAAAAAGAGTTGGGACAAAAGGTGCGCATTCCCAATTATAGTCAAACAAATTACACTGTCTATGATGAAGAGAAAAAGGAGTGGTTGCGGAGTCAAGATTACTTATTTACAGAAAAAGAAGCCAGGTTTTTGGTTCCCTTTTACGAGGAGCCGGAGGAGGATTACGGGTATTATAGCGATTAAGAAATAATCTTTAGTTATTTTAGACATGAGAAAAAAAACACAAAAGGGAGGCGTTCTTATAAAAACAAATCCAGAAGCAGCTATAAATTTTTTTATTGAGAATTGCAGTCAAATTGAATGGTTAAGAGCAACGGAAACTTCTGCAAGTGGAGTAATACTTACATGCACTTTGAATGACGGGATAGAGTCTCCGTATGAAATGATTCGTTCAACTGATTTTAAATCACCCGTTAAAAAAATACTTATAAAAATTGTGGGAATTGACTCAGAGGTTCATGATGAAACTGATGATGATTACGAGAGTGAAAGATGGAGCATTCCAGCTTTCCCATCATTACTTTCTAAAAAACTAGAACAGGAAGAAACATTTAAAAAAGAAATAAATATACAAACTGATATATTTTTAAAGACTATTTCTTATTTAAATCCATTGTGTCCAGCACCAATTTACGCATCTATTAAGAAGGATAAAACTGATGCGCGTCAATTTATATCTAAGTTGAAAATTCCTGATAAATATGGGCTGTTTTCTAACGCAACCAATAGATTAATAACTGGAATTATTTCAAATATTGATGATGGTTCAATCCCATATTTAGGTATTTTGGGAATGGAAATAGCAGATGGTTATGGCACATTTTATGATTTTTATTCCATGCATTTGCATAGACCTAGGATTAGAATTTATGAAAATATGATAAGGTTAAAAAATTTAGAATTAGCATTAAAAACGGGTTATTCTCAGGGAGATTTTCACGCTGGAAATATGTTAGTAAATCCATCAGTTTCTGGGTATTATGCAGAAATTCCAGGAAATGCACTAATAATAGATTTTGGTTATGCAAATAAAATACCAGCAGAAAAGTTGCAAGAGATAAAGCAATTAGTATCTGAGAATAAATTTGCGGAAGCTTTAAAAATATTTAATACGCTTGTTCGTTCGGATAACCTATCATTAAGTGAATATCCGAATTTTTACGGATGGTTGTCTTATAATTATGATAATGTAACTAATCTGNNTGTTGTATATGATATGCCTCATGAACTTGCGGAAGAAAATGTAAAATTACTTGCTTTAAAACAGGCAGAAGAATCTGCCACTGATGAAAGAATTGCTTTTTATAACAGCGATTCACACAGTGGAGAGAGAGATAAGTATCCTTTACTGCCATTATCAAACGCAGTAAAAAATAGCCTGTTTGAAGGTATGCTTAGTGGTGGTAAAAAAAGGAGAAAAACTAGGTCAAGAAAAAACTCAAAAAAAGGCACTAATAAATATAAAAAACACAAGAAAAGCAAAACCAGAAGACGGCTTCGTTGATAAAGGGATTAAAACCCTGGGTTATCAGTAAAGACTGCTGGATTTGAAATAACCCCATCGCCCCCATCTTGCATAACGGGTTTCAACTGATCTATAACAAAGCTACCAGCAACCACACTAAAATAAACTAACAATGAATCACGAATCAAAAATTTGAGAGGCTTACTTTCTCTATCCACAAATCGCATTTCAATAAATTTAACAAGAAAAAACACAAAAGAAATAATTCCTGCGACGACAAATGTATTCATTTAATGTAAATGACTACATTCTTATTTATATTTTTACGCAAACTTACCAAATTTACAAATTTTTACATTTTTTTACATAACTTTGTAGGGGGTATTTATACTAAAACTTCAATATCATCCAATAAAAAGTCCGGCTCCAATTTCATTTCAGGAAAATCTATATTATGAACGTCTAAACTATCCAAATTAACATCTTGGTCAAAGATTTTAAGTTTAACATTTTCATCTTCTCCATCATTATCGTCTTCTTCTTCTATTTTTCTTTGCGCATTTCGCATCGCACTAATTTCCTCTAATCTATCAACCGATTTTGGGGCCTCAATTACATGCTCATTATTATTTTCATCTCTCGCAAAATCTACATCATTAAATGACAACTTGGATGATGCATTTGATTCGCTTGAAAGATCGGGGAATGCCAACTGAGCTTCTAATTTATTTTGTTCTAAAATGGCAGTAATGGGGTCCGACTCTAATTGACGAGGTCCATCAGAACCTTCATCTTCGTCCTTTTTACTTTTCTTTGTCTCAGAAATGATTTGAGGAGGACCATCAGATTTATCATTAGACTTATTCGGATCTTCAATTTCTTGCTCACGAATTTCCTCAACAACGTGTTCCTCAATTGTTTCATCCATGTAGGCCTGCAAAATGGCTTCAACCGGAATACTATCTCTCACNGTNTTCAATATGCATTCTTGCACAATAGTTTCTAATTCACGGTGAAGNTTTTGCGTCTGTAGAGGCGGCACATTTATTTCAAATAGATACACATTTTTATAGATTTTTCTTGCAACATTAATATAAATTTTGTGAATAAAATCGTCCAATTTTGGAATGGTGATATCTATCTTCTTTTGCTTCTGCCCAACTCTAATAGCAGACAATAATTTCAACTGAATTATATGAACACATGTGACTAAATCTTCTAAATATCCACAACCGCTTTTTTCCACAATGCGTCTTCTCTCCAATTCTATAATGTTTGAATTCCATTTCGGAATCCTCGTAATAAAATTTTGAAACGTCATTAAATATTTATCCATTTCATTATTTTCTCTGCATAACCTGGTAGCTTCTTCAAAAATGGATCGCAACCCGTCTGTAATATGAGGGGTTAAAATTGTTAATAACCTGGAACCCCATTCGTTTTTTGATTCATGCAAACTAGAAACATTAAAATCATCCATTTTACATAAATGAAATATTTTCTAAACTATCATCTAAACTCAAAAACATAAAGTTTAAAATAAACATTATGAATATTTTCTCGTTTCTAAACTCTTTGCGAATTTTATTAAATGCAAATAATAATTCATGTCGCTTATTTTCAGTTAGACCCTGTATTTTCAAGTTACTTGGTTTTTCCAATAATTGAATTAAATCTAATCCACTATAACCCTTTTCATATAATTTTGTTGATAACAGTATTAGTTCTTCATGTTTTACAGGATTAGTTGCACTCACTATTTTTTGTAACTCTTTTTTTAGCCAATCTGCCCTTAATGTCTTGACATCTTTCATTTTAAATGTTTCTCCTAGATTAAACTTGTAAAGATTGATAATATTGCCATTGTGATTTGGTTCAGGAACATAAATTTCACAAAATCTTGACAATATTGGTTTCAATAATTTATATTTATCCTCTACAATAATGAAAAAACGCGTGGTGTGACTAAACAACTCAATGCATCTACGCAGTGCAGATTGCGCGTCTATTGTTAGTTTATCCGCATTCAATAATACAATGCTTTTAAAAATATCACCACCATTTGAATTAATGTGTGTCTTGGCAAAAAATTTTAATTCTTCGCGAATAAATTTTATGCCCTTACCNTGAGCACAATTTACATACATGACGAATGATTTTATGCGCTCTTTATCATTATCATAAATAATATTTATAAACTCATTTACAATTGTTCTTTTCCCGCAACCGGATTGTCCGTGAAATATAATATTTGGCGTTTTATGCATAGAATGAAAGTATTTTAATTTTTCTATTATGGGTTGATGTATATTTAAAGACATTTTTGATGCGACTATTATTATAGCNCTGTTATTTTTTATATGATATTAAACGTAAAATATATTATACTCATATTTTGCNTTTTTTNATTTTTNTGTTTTNCACTTTTTACATTTTATTTTTGTTTTTTTACCCATTCTTTGTCCGTTCTTGGAATATTGCGACCAATTTCAGCTATTTCCTCATCTGTTAATGGGTCATTTTCGCAACCATATGCTTCATATTCAAACTCGTTTTCTGTGAATGCTGCGTTAAAATTGTTGGTTTTCCATACATTTGTAACAATGTAAAACAAATATTTTGAATAAAATTTGCAAAACCCTTCGCGTTTTACTTGATGCACGTGGGTCAATTCATGTTTGAGTAACGACGGTTTTGTCTCATCCTCCTTGTTGGATATAAGAATAAATGGATACAATACTAGACCATCTATACCCAAATATTGTGTAATAGTTGATTCGTAAATAATCCACTCTGGTTTTGTCATTTTGTATTTGAATTTGTGATTGCGTTTGATAGTTTATTAGTTATTTAAAATAAATAATAAAATAAATCAATTTTTTTTAAATTTTTCTTGGTTTTCTTGTTTTTCTTGTTTTTCTCATCTTTTGTTTTATATTTTTTCTAGAAATTTTTCTGGTTTTTGTATATTTTTTCTTGCCACCCGACAAAGCTGCATTGAAAAATTTACTTTTGCCTTTTAATGCAGTTTCAAATGCAGTCACACTGTCAGCAATAACTGCAGAAATAATTTGTTGAAGCACGGCATTACTAATTCGGAGCCAACACGTTGTTGGTGCAGATACCTGACCAGCCAGCCCAACTCCGGTTGATCCTCTGGATAATACCTTTGAACAAGTTACACCAAATATTTTCTCAATAAACCCAGAACAGTTTGTAGATTTAATATACCTATTCGCATCAACTCTTTTTCTCGGCGGTTCTGCGCTTTTACTTATGAAATCTGGTGTGGATGTAAGTGCTAACGCAGCTCCCGTTGCTGCTCCCGTTGCCGCTCCGCTTGCAGCTCCTGTTGTCATATCTTGGCCTAAAAGTGGTGCAGCTACTGCTCCAATCGCGGCAGATGGAAGTGCAACCGCAATAGCAGCAATTTGCGGATCACGAAGAAGTATTGGATCAATTGGCAAATAATTATAATAACAAGTATTAATTCTTGAATACGCCAAATCCGACGGAGTTGCTTGCAATTCGGGATCCCATTTTATAGCGTATATAGTTGATAAACCTGTTTTTTTTTTTACAGGAGTAAGTGAAAAATCTGGAATTGCTGTAATCTGAAACATATCTTTAAAATAACCGTCTAGTTTGTCTATCATATCTGTAGTTACAAATCCTATATCAATAATTTGATAATTTTGCACTGCAATTCTAGCAGGGTGTGTTTCGTCTTTTTGTTGCACTGCATATAATATAGAATTATCATAATTTTCTGGAGACGATATTTTTGCATCCAATTTTGTTCTAAAATGGGAAAGAACTTGACTACCACTCGCCCAATTTGATAATCCAATTGAATATAACTCCCTTTTATATACTATTATGGCCGCAGTATGTGAAGCACTTTTGGTTGATGAATTAAACAAATTAATCGCTATGTAAAATGGACGGTCTGATAATTTTTTTGAGGTAGTTAATGCACAAGCAGTTCTAATACCAGTATTGCATTTTACTTGACGTTTTTGCGCAGAATTGTTAGGATCAACTGGTCTGTCTGCAAGTGGCAATAGTAAATCTAATGGTTTTTGATCATTAGCCGCGACAAATTGAGTATATATTTCTAAAACATCCGGAATATCCATGTTGGCGCAGGCTGACGGTGGTGGACGTACCCTTGCTTCTCCTTTTTTGCATCCAAAATTTGTTGTGTTTAACGAGTCAGCTATTTGTGTCATTATTAGGGTTGTGTTTGCAGCGGTTGTGCCGGGTTTCACAAATAGCGCAGAATTTAATATTTCTACTGGTATTTCAAACAGTGTTCTAAATTGTATCGGGGCAACCAGCTTTAACGCATTAGGAACATCATTTTGGGTTTCTATTAAATTTATCAGCCTTTCATCTCCATGGGGGTTTGTTGGATAGTCCCTATATTCATCAATCATTTGTGTTTCATCGCTAGGTTCTCTACATTTTTGCAACATGTTTTTTGTGTATGATGCTTGACTAGTTTCGGTAGGTTTAACACATGATATTATTAGTTTTCTAAACAAAGAAAATCCTGAAGTATCAGTTAAATTAATAGGAGGACAATATGTTGCGGGTAAAGCAGGATTGGGATTTGGATATTTATATATTATGGGTGCTGTTGCTGGTGCTGGTGCCGCTGCTGTAGCTGCAGCTACAGTGGTAACTCGCGCGAATGCATTACGTGCTCTATTTTGATTCATTATTTACTATATATTATATTAATAAAATATATATTTTATTATATATTCTTAAAGACTATTCTATTCATAATATTTTTTTAAAAAAGAATAAAATAATTCATACGACATGTTTGGTAATAATTTTGATGAATGTATTGTTGCAGAACAGCCACCTGATTCCAAAATAGAAACATCAAACCGAATAATATTATTATCCAACGAATAAAACATAATCTTTTCAAGTTCCTTAATATTTTCATTTTTAACGTGCAAATGCAAAGAAATTTTTGACGACGGTATTCCAAAATGCATACAATTATCAACAATATATTTATAATCTATAAAATTTAATGAACCACATGTATCGGATAAACAAAACTCGTCAATAACTGGCAATTCTTTGTAATAATTTAATATTTCATGCACAATAAAATCTTTATCTATTTTACCCTCCACGGGACACTCATTTATACATGAAATATACAGTTTTGTTTTGAATCCATCAGAAATATCGTCTAATATTCCAACCATTTTATTCAATTCTACTCGGGTTTCTTTAAGGGTTTTATTTACGTTTTTCTTTTGAAAACTATTTGATACCGACGTTAAAAAGGAAAAATTTTTTACTCCATGTTGCATTCCAATATTAAACCCTTTTTCGTTTGGAACAACTATATAATTATTTAATTCAAATGTTTTATTGTTTCCTATCATTGATTCAACCCTTGTCTTAAAATTATTTGCATGTTTGTGCATTTTTAAAGAATCGGCCATAGCGGGCATAATTTTCGGATTCACAATAGCTCCTATTTCTATATTTTTTGTTCCAAGATTAATGATTTTGTGAAATATATCTATTTT